TGCCTCATTTGCATTTACAGCAGGAACTGCAACAACTTCCACAGCATTTTCAGTTCAATCTGATACTTTGAGAGTTGTTGCTGTTGGTGGTGCTGCACATGTTGCAATTGCAGCAAGTCCCGCCACATCAGTAACTGATTACTATATCCCTTCAGGGTCTGCAGTAACTCTTGCACTTACAAAAGCATCTAATAAAGTAGTTGGCGTTACTACAGGAACATCAACTATTCTTACTTTTGCAGAAGGAACTCAGGCACCATTTGGTGTTGGTGATTATATCAGTTTAACTGCAATTGGACAAACCTATTATAATTTTACTCATCAGCAAGTTGCATCGGTAGATACATCTTCAGGTGTAGGTGGATATTTTCAAGGAAGAATTACTGTGAACTATAATTCGAGCGGAATTTTGACTGCTTTTGCACCATCTGATGCAACTGCGGTTATTTCGCAAAAGATTGCTGCTTATGGTGCAGGTGGTGGTGGAACACTTTATTATCAACAAGTACAAATTACCAACCAAGCATAATGAAACTTATCACAGAAGAAATTGAATCAGTAGAAGTTATTACCGAAAGCGTAAACGGTAAAAAAACTCTCTTTATTCAAGGCCCTTTCCTTCAAACGGAACAACCAAATCGTAATAATAGATTATATCGTCTTCCAGTAATGGAAAGGGAAGTTAAAAGATATACTGAGCAGTATGTAAATAAAGGACGTGCTCTTGGAGAACTTGGACACCCAGATGGACCTACGGTAAATCTTGATAGAGTTTCGCATAAAATTGTTGAACTCGTTCAAAGAGGAAACGATTTTATTGGTAAGGCACAAATTCTTCCTACTCCGATGGGAAAAATTGCAGAATCTCTTTTGAATTCTGGAGTAACTCTTGGCGTTTCCTCTCGTGGTATTGGTTCAGTAAGACCAACTCGTGAAGGATATAATGAAGTTGGTGAAGATTTTATGCTTGCAACTGCTGCTGATATTGTTGCCGATCCCTCTGCACCTGATGCTTTTGTTCATGGAATTATGGAAGGAAAAGAATGGGTATGGGATGGTGGAATGTTAAGAGAAAAAGTAGCAAAAGCAACACAAAGAAGAATCAATACTCTTGTAGACCAAAGGCGTCTGGAAGAGCATAAAATTGAATTGTTTAATGATTTTCTGAATTCATTATAATTAGTGTAATTTATTAGATTATAAATAAATATAGTTTATAACCTAAGGTTAAACGGAGAGTTCAAATGTCTCGTGGAGATTTACAAGAAATGGAAGTAGGCACAAAGCAATCCAAAACCGCAGTTAATGCTCATGCAAAAGCAGCGGATGCAATGCCAAAACTGTCAGGAAATATTCCTGATGGGCAAACTGCAAGTTGGGAAGATTTGGGAGGTCCTGATCCTTCTAATTATCGTTCCGATGACGATTCGGCAAAGTTAAAAACACCTGGCGCAACACTCAAGCAAGTTAGAGATGTTGTAAATAAAGGTGCTAAAGGTGCTGATGCTATGAAAGGTCTTAAGAAAGAAGACGCTGATTATGATGAAGATGAAGCTCTTCTTGAAGCTGCTAAAAAAGAGGAAGAGGAAGCAGACGAAGAAGAAGAGGATGATGAGGAAGAAGATGAGTCTGGTAAAGGTAAGAAAAAATCTTCCAAGAAAGAAGAAGAAGATGATGATGAGGAAGATGATGATGAAGAAGATTTAGACGAAGAATTTGATATTGAAGAAGATGTCAATGCTCTTCTTTCTGGCGAAGAACTCTCCGAAGAGTTTCAAGAAAAGGCACGTACAATTTTTGAAGCTGCTCTGAGATCAAAAGTTTATGAAATCAAAGAAACTCTTGAAGAGCAGTATGCTACTGCTCTTGCTGAAGAAGTAGAGGAAATCAAATCCGAACTTTCAGAGCGTGTAGATTCATATCTTGAGTATGTTTCTGATGAGTGGTTTGCTGAAAACGCACTCGTCATTGAAGGCGGTCTTAAGACCGAAATGACTGAATCATTCCTTGAAGGAATGAAGGGTCTTTTTGAAGAACATTATGTAACAATCCCTGAAGATAAATATGATGTACTTGAGAGCATGGTAGAAAAACTTGATGACATGGAGACAAAACTCAACGAGCAAATTGAGAAAAATGTTTCCCTCAACAAGCGTCTCGCAGAGTCGGTTGCTGATGGAATCTTAGATCAAGTTTCTGAGGGACTTGCTGCCACTCAGAAAGACAAGCTCGCTTCACTTGCCGAAAGTGTTGAGTTTGAAAGTGAAGATAATTATCGTGAAAAATTGGAGACATTGAGGGAATCATATTTCCCATCAAGAGGAACTTCTCCATTCGCTAAATCCGATACTCTTTCGGAAGGAGTAACTGGTGCTCCTGAGTCTGTCTCAGGTTCAATGGCTACTTATCTGAGAACTCTTTCAGCATTTAGCAAATAATTGAATTTAATATAATTCAAACGCAAACAATCACACTACAAAAGGTAAACGCAAATGTTCCAATCAGAGCATCTGCAGGAAAAGTGGGCTCCACTCCTCAACTATGAGGGTCTTGATCCAATCAAAGATTCCCATCGTAAGGCTGTAACCGCTGTCCTGCTCGAAAATCAAGAAAAATTCTTAAGAGAGCAATCTGCTTTCGACGGTGGATCCATGAGTATGCTCATGGAATCCCCAACCAACTCAGGCAATGCTGCTGGTGTTGGTGGTGCATTTGGTGGTAGCGCCACTGCTGCTGGTCCTACCGCTGGTTTCGATCCAGTTCTGATCTCATTGATCAGACGTTCAATGCCTAACTTGGTCGCTTATGACCTCGCTGGCGTTCAACCAATGAGCGGTCCTACTGGACTCATCTTCGCAATGCGCTCACGCTACAGCAACCAAAGCGGAACTGAAGCATTCTACAATGAAGTTGATTCTTCATTCTCAGGTCAGGATGCTGGATTCAATATTGCCGGATTTGGTAGCACCAATGCTGGTCTTGGTACAACTGGACCACAAAGAGGTACTAACCCTTCAGTTCTCAACCCTGTTGGTGGTGCTGGAGACCAGACTGCATATAACGTTGGTCAAGGTATGCCAACTGGTGATGCAGAAGCTCTTGGTGATTCAGCAGGCAACTACTTCAACGAAATGGCTTTCTCAATCGAGAAAGTTACCGTTACTGCGAAGTCACGCGCTCTGAAAGCTGAGTACTCATTAGAACTCGCACAAGACCTCAAGGCAATCCATGGTCTGAATGCTGAAGCGGAATTGGCAAACATTCTCTCAACTGAGATTCTTGCTGAAATCAACCGCGAAGTTATCAGAACCATCTATAAGGTTGCTGAGCAAGGTGCTGTTCAGAATACCGCTACTGCTGGTATTTTCGACCTCGACGTTGACTCCAATGGTCGTTGGTCAGTTGAGAAGTTCAAGGGTCTCCTGTTCCAAATCGAGCGTGATGCTAACGCAATCGCACAAAGAACTCGTCGCGGAAAGGGCAACATCATCATGTGCTCTGCTGACGTTGCTTCAGCACTGACCATGGCTGGTGTTCTTGACTACACCCCTGCACTCAACGCTAATCTGAACGTTGATGATACTGGCAACACCTTTGCTGGTACTCTGATGGGCAAATTCCGTGTATATATTGACCCATATTCTGCTAACTTGACCTCTTCCAACACGACTCCTGGAAACCAGTACTACGTTGTTGGTTATAAGGGTTCTTCCCCTTATGATGCAGGTCTGTTCTACTGCCCTTATGTTCCTCTCCAAATGGTTCGTGCCGTTGGTGAGAACTCCTTCCAACCAAAAATTGGCTTCAAGACCCGCTATGGTCTCGTTGCTAACCCATTTGCAGAAGGAACCACTCAGGGTCTTGGCAGATTGCAAGTTGACGCAAACCGTTACTACAGACGTGTTGCTGTCAAAAACCTCATGTGAGTCTTTCTCACAATTTTTCAAGGGACCCCAAAAGGGTCCCTTTTTTTATCTAAATATTTAAAAAAACAATGGCAACTCAGATTGAGAATAGAAATTTTTTATCTCCTACAGGATTTAAATTTATATTAAAAAGAAGTCCTAAAGTTGCATTTTTTTGCAATGAGGCAAATATTCCAGATTTAAATCTTGGTGTTGCAATACAAACTTCATATTTGAAAGATATTGATCTTCCAGGAGATAAAATAGTTTTTGGTGATTTAAATTTGAGATTTTTGGTTGATGAAAATCTTGAGAATTATATGGAAATTCAAAATTGGATTCGTGGTCTTGGATATCCGGAAAGTTTACAGCAGTTTGCAGAATTACAAAATCAAGGAACAATTCAAGGTAGATATTCTCAAGATAGACAAAACATATATTCTGATGGAACTCTGCAAGTACTGACAAGTAGCAAAATTCCAAATTTTCAAGTAGTATTTAAAGATTTATTTCCATATTCATTAGGAACACTTACGTTCGATGCAACAGCAACTGACGTTTCATACTTTACAGCAGACGTAAGTTTCAAGTATACTATCTACAATATAACTGATCTTGGCGGAAATTCTTTATGAGTATTGATCTTGATAAAATTCAAGAAATGTGGGAAAAAGATGCAAAGATAGATCAAGATAATTTACACACAGAATCTTTGAATATCCCAGTTCTTCATGCAAAATATTTTGACCTTTATAATACAATTTTTCTTTTAAGAAAAAAAGCAGAGCAACAGAAAAGAAATATTCGTCATGACCGATATGAGTATTATTCTGGAAAAGCTGATCCAGAAACTTATATAGAAAATCCCTTTCCCAAAAAAATTAGAGATAAAGATACAATGCAAAAGTATCTTGATGCAGATGAGAAACTTTCAACAGTTTGTTTGAAAATTGATTATTACGATACAATGCTCGTTTATCTTGAAAGCATTCTCAAAGTAATACAAAATAGAACTTATCAAATCAAAAATGCAATTGAGTTTATGAGATTTAATGCTGGACTGGGGTAAATAAATACTCTTAGGTGAATACATCTAAGTGACAAATACAACTAATCTGGTTATAAGCAAATCTAACGAAGTATTTTTAAAAATAAAAACAGAACCTCATATTGAATACGAACTGAGAGATCATTTCAAATTTGAGGTTCCTGGTGCAAAATTCATGCCTCAGTATAGAGGTAGAAATTGGAATGGAGAAATACATCTATATGATATGAGATCCAAGCAGATTTATGTGGGTCTCTTGGATAAGATTGTCAATTTTTGTGAGCAGTACGGATATACTTATAAGTTTGAAGATAATAAATTCTACGGACAACCATTTGAAGTCAATGAAATGATTTCATATGAAGGTGTCAAAGATTATATGCATTCTATTTGTACTCATTCTCCCCGTGATTATCAAATAGAGGGAGTATACGATGCTCTAAGACACAATAGAAAACTATTGATAAGCCCCACTGCATCAGGCAAATCTCTGATGATTTATTCGATTGTAAGATATTATGCTGACAAAGGACAAAAAATTCTTTTAGTTGTTCCAACGACATCTCTTGTAGAGCAAATGTACAAGGATTTTGAAGATTATGGTTGGGATGCTGAGTCATATTGTCACCGAATCTATTCTGGCAGAGAAAAAACAAATGAGTTTCCAGTAACAATTACAACTTGGCAATCTGTATATAAACTGGAACGTTCATTCTTTGAAGACTATGGTGTTATTATAGGCGATGAAGCACATTTATTCAAGAGCAAGTCATTGATTGAAATCATGACTAAACTTCATCATGCAAAGTATCGCTTTGGATTTACTGGAACTTTAGACGGTACACAGACTCATAAATGGGTTCTGGAAGGATTATTTGGTCCATCATATAAAGTAACCAGAACAGATGAGTTGATGAAACAAGGACATCTTTCTCAATTGGATATTCAATGTCTTGTTCTCAAACATCCTCCTCAAAAGTTTGAAACCTATGAAGATGAGATACAATATTTGATATCCCATGAGCAAAGAAATAA